TCACGACCCCGTCAGGCGCTGCGTCACCCATTCGAGAATGTTGTTGCCCATCCACATCAAAAAGCCGCCGAGCAGCGTCCATATCACGACGATGAGGGCGAAGACCGTCTTGGAGCGTTCGCGCACCACGCCGAAATCACGCGCCAGCGGCTCGATCTCCTTCATCGTCCGCTCGGTCGACGACACGCGATCGTCGATCGTGCCGACCGTGTCGGCCAGCGTTTCGAGCCGGTCATAGACGCGCTTGCGGCTTTCCGTCGACCGGCTGTCCTGCGCCTCGATCAGCCGGGTCAGGTTGGTGACATCGGACTGCAACGAGCCCACCATCTTGTAGATCTCGTTGAGGCTCGCCGGCATCTATCCGCTCTTCAGTTTCGCTGCGATTTCCTTGGCGGTGTGCCCGCCCATATAGAGGCCGAGATAGATTCCGGTCAGAAAGGTCAGCTCGCCCAGGAACAGCGGCACGGCCGCCCCGGCGATCGCGTTGACGAGCGGCACGAGGACCAGCGACCAGATCCACAACCCGGCGATGATCCACATCGTTGCCGGCCGCCACGCCCAGGTCCACCAGCCGCCCTGGTCCATCTCGGCCAGCATCAGCCGGTTGGCCTCGCGCTGCTGGGCGACATAGGCCGTGATCAGCTCGGGGATCTCGGCCTCGACGGCGCGGACGGCGCGGTCGATCTGCGGCGCGGGCAGGCCCGGCAGCTCGCTGACCGCCACGCCCGCCTCGCCGGCGATCGCCTCGATCACCGTCTCGGCGACCGAGCCGGCTGTCTTGCCAAGGTTCTCCTCGATCAGCCGCTTGACGACGGGCGCGCCGACCCGCACGGCCGAGCCGATCAGGATGGAGGCGAGCGCGCTCATGGCTGCACCTCGGCCGCGACGGCCGCATAGGCGGCCGCGCGCTTGCGGTTGACATAGGCGCGCCAGGCGAGGAAGGCCGCCACCGCGATCGCGGCCGCCACGAAGCCGCCGAGCAGCCAGCCGGCGACCTGGTCGAGGTTCTCGGCGCCGACGGGCGCGACCGTGCCGCCGCCGCTGGCCGCGCCGCCGGCGGCCTGGCCGTTCGAGGTCTTCTTCGCTTTGCTGCCCTCGTCCTCGAGCTTTTCCTGCACGGCGGCCGTATTGTCGTTGACGGCGGAAAGCGCCATCGCCACGCCCCTTGCCTCGATGTCGACGACGCGGTTCGTCCAGCCCCTGCCGAAGGTCTTCCAGATTGAAAGTCCCTCCTTGAACGACAGCCGCGCCTTGCAGATTTTCTGCACCGTCACATGGTCCGGCCCGCCAACCGAGGCGAGCAGCCATTTCACCCCGCGCGACACGCCGGCATTGACGCCGGCGTCGAAGGTCGCGAGGTCGACGCCGGGGCGCAGATTGTAGCGCTCGGCCGTCGGCTTCCAGTATTGCTCGCGATAGATCCGCAACGCCTCGGCGTGCGTGATCTGTTTGACCGAGCGGCGAGGAAGGCCCCAGTCGTCGCGAGACTTGTCATAGACCGCCTGGGTGACGCCCAGATTGGTCGGGCCGCCGGGGTCCTGGGAATGGTTGACATAGGCGCCTTCCCATTTGGCGGTGATCGGCATACAGACGGCGAAACGGTCCATGATGGGAGCTCCGGATTAGGGCAGGTCTCGAACGTAGCGGCCTTCGACCCATGTCGCCGCCACGTTGCCGCTGACGGTCTTGGAACCGCCGCCATTGCCGAACAGGTAATATTCGTAGGTGCCGGAGCCGTCGGTGTAGTCCGTACATTCGACAGAAACCGTGATCTGTTGGCTCGCGGATGCGTGGCGCATATCCTCGGCGATCCGCGCTCCGTTCTTGTAGATCGCGGCGCCATAGAGGCCGCCGGCGGCGACCCCGCCGATAATGGAAGCCGTGAACCGGTGCTCATGGACCCCGGCGCGGGGCGTGACCGACGATGTCGCCGGGTTGTAAACGTTCAGGCTGTCGAAAACTTCCGATCCGCAAGTGATCTTCGTCCAGGCCCCATCGGGGATGCTGCCCTGGTCGCCGCTGCCCTTGTGCGCCCTCCATGCGCCGTGAGGGCGATCGGCGATCGGCGTGCCGAGGTTGTGGCAGTCTTCCCGAATGGTAGAGATGGAATTGTCGGTGAAGACGCCCGTCAGATTGGTGTCGGTAAGCCTGGTTTTTCCAGCGGTGACATCGATGGTCAGATTGCGGACGTAGCCGGATTTGAAGATCGATTTGAACGAGGCGATCAGGGAGCCGCTGGCCGACCCGGCATAAATATTGTCGTACATCGTGTAGGCAGAGCCATCCGAAATATCGACAATCGAGTTCGCTTCCATGAAGAAGCCGTCATGGAACTTGTTGCCGGTGGAAGGCGCCTGGATATCGACGCCGATACCGTTGCCTTCCGACGTTCCATAGAAATTGTTGACCTGGGCGTAAGGCAGGAGAACGCCGGCCCCCGATACGCCTTCGGAAATCAGGACTACGGTGTTGGCCGTCGAAGGTTCCGTCGCCGCAGGAAGGCCGAGGCCGGGGTTGGCGTCTCGAATGCGCCTGTCGAGGATGATGGTGTTGACGGGCTGCTTGACCGCCCATGGCTCTTGATTGGCCGAGTGCAGGATGTTCATGCGCGAGAGGACGGTGAAGTCGGCGCGCACCGCCACGTCGCAATCGCGCGGGCGGATGTCGAGAAGCATGTGGTGCGACGACCTGATATAAACGAGATCGGTCGTGTCTGCGTTGCCCTGAAGCGTCGGGTAGCCGGTCAGGTGGATTTCATAGAGATAATCGTCCGTCGTCGTTCCCGCGTCGAACAGGAGGAAGCGGCCAGCGCCGGTGTGACGCAAGATGGTGTCCTTCTGACAGGCGATCTTGAGGCGGGCGAAGGCCAGGTTGATCTGGTCGATCACGAAGTCGCCGCCCGGAACCTTCATGGTCACGGCCAGAGCAACAGCCATGTCCCGGCAGGCTGTGAATGCCGCCGTATCGACGGCGACGCCATCCCCCTTTGCTCCGAACTGGCGGGGGTTCGGGCTGTGTTCGCTAACGGTCAGTTCCCACCAGGCGCCGTCGGCCGACTGGACCTTTCCCGGATGCGTCGGCTCGCTTGCGGCGCGCCGGTAGAGCGCATGACCACCATCGCCGGGCTCGCCATAGCCGGCGGTGCGAACATAGAGGACGACCGTCGGCATATGGGTCAGGACCAGGACGGCGCGGCTGTCGATATTGGCAAGGTTTGCCCCGGCGGCAGCGACAGCGACATCGCGCGCTTCCTCGACGATGAGCCGGTCGGCGGCCACCTGCGCCGCGTTTTCCTGCGCGGCCTCGATCTGACTTTGGTCGGCGCCGGGCAGGGGTCTTCCGTCCGGCCCGATGACGAGCGTCTGTCCAGGAATGCCCGGCACAATCGAGCCGCCCCGATCGAGATCGCGCCGGATTTCCTCCAGCACGCTGCCCTGCTTGGAGAGTTCCTTTTCCAGCTCGGCGACATTGAGCACGCCGCCCTTGAAGACGGCGATCTCGCGGCTGTGGAGACGGCGGCTGGAAATCAAAAATTCCGTCGTCGCGGGCACGGCGGCCGGGAAGGTGACCGACACGGTGTCCAACTCGGCCGCCGCCGTCTTGGTCACGGTGACATTCGATTTCAGCCAGTGCTCCGCGTCCTGCGCCCGCGTCCACACTTCCACATCGGCGATGTCGAACACCTTGAACGCCGTCGGGCCGTAGGGGCCGGGCGTGCCGTTGCCGACGAGGATTGCGGTTTCGCGCGTCTCGCGCGGCAGCGGGTAGGGCGTGGCGGTCATCGGCGGGCCTCGGCATCAGGAGGCCGCAGCTTGACTCGCGCCCGCGCGCGTCAATTGCCGAAGGCGCGCTCCATGGCGGGCCCGCGATCGGGAGTCAGCTCGCCAGGGCGCCAGAAATATTCCTGATCCGTCGATCGTCGCCAGAATTGCTGGCGATTCTTGAATGCCTTGTCGGCCTCCGGATCGGCCATCCGGGCGAGCTGATCCATGACGACGCGCTCGAAGGCGAGCTTCAGATACCAGATGTTCGAGCCGGGAATGTTGCCCTTGGCGAAGCGCACGAGCTCGCGGCCGAAATGCGTCGTCTCGCCGGACGCGAACTGCGCGACATTGCCGGCCGTCAGGTTCCAGAAATCGTTCGCCCGCTGCACGACGGGACCGGCGATGGTCGAGGCGAAGCCGCCGCCGAAGCGGTTGATGTCGGCGAAGAGAAAGTCGCCATAGATGCCGAGGCCGCCGCCCTGCATCAAAGCGCCGCCCCAGAAGGCCGGGTCGGTCATGTCGCGCGGATCGCGGCCGGCGGCGAGCTGCTTGGCCTGCATCGAAGCCGCGCCCAGGATCGCGGTCGAGAACAGGATGGCGGAGAGATATTTCGCGCCGGACGCGCGCTCGCCCGCCGCGAAAAGCTGGTAATTGCGCGCGCCGTGCAGCAGCATGACGACGGCGCCGAAGCTCTTGAACTGCGAGAAGGACCGGATGAACTCGCCATGCATCGTGCCCGGCTGATTCTGGTCGATCAGCGCCGTGCGCGCCCGGTGCGAGGAATTCGGCACCGCATATTCGGTCTCGGACTGGATCATCTCCAGCCAGCGCTCCGCTAGCCGCTGGTCGACGGCGTCGATCTCGGCCGGGCGGAGGATGCCGCCGCCATTCTCGCGCTGGTGGATTTTCGCGCGGCGGATCGTGTCCCAGTCCTTTTCGCGGATGCCGTAGCGCTCGAAGGTGCGGCGGAAGGCGTCGGGCAGCTCGGAATAGCTCAAGTTCACGCGGTTCGCGGCTTCCGCCTGGAAGGCGAGACCGAAGGCATGGCGCGAGGCCTGCGTCCAGGGCGTCAGGCCCGACCAGGTCAAGACGCGGTCGGCGATGTAGTTCGCCCATTCCGGGCCGCCCAGCGTGCCGACATAGCGCGCCTGGGTGTTGAAGACGTTCATCGCCGAATCGAGGATCAGCCCGGCTCGCACGGCCTCGCGCCTGGTCATCTTGCCCCAGGCCTTGACGAGGTCGGGCACGGCCGTCTTTTCGTTCAGCCCGGCAAAGCGGCGGGTGACGGTGGCGAAACCGATGTCGGAAAAGGCGGACAAAGCCGCCTGGCCGAGGACCGAAGCGGTGATGATCGAGCGCGCCGCGCCCATCGTGTTGGCGACCTTGGCATTGACCGGCGTCGACAAATCGCCGCGCAGCGAGCGCCAGACGGCGTCGATGCGGGCGATCTTCCCGCGCGCGTAGTCCTGCGCGTTTTGCGGCTTGACGCCGCCCAGGCGGATCGCCTGCATCCGCCCGTCCGGCAGCACGCCGGCCTGCGCCAGCTTGGCTTCGCGCGTGATTGCCTGTTTCATCCACTCGACGGTGCCGGACGGGTTTGGCCCGAGGATTTCCATCGCCGCGATGTCGCGCGCCATCTTGTTGATGTGGCCCATCATCGAGGCGAACGGGTCGCCGCCGCCGAAGTCGCGCTGATAGTCCAGCCAGGCTTCCGGATTCTTGAAGATCAGGAAGCGATGCTCGGCGTTCTGGTTGGCGAGCGCGCCGCGCCCGAAGGCCGCCCGCGAGGGCTGGCGGTCGATCCAGCCGTCGGTCGTGACCGAAAGCCAGATCTCGTCGAGGATGCCGTCGAGCTCGCGCGCCTCGATCGTCCTGCCGGTGAGCGGATGCTTCATCTTTTCGAGGTCGAGCTTCGGCCGGATCGCCTCCTTCCAGCCGCTCTTGCCCATTTTTTGCAGCGCGCGCGCGTCGTGGTGCTGCGGCAGGCCCCAGTTTTCCAGCTTGCCGATCGCGCCTCCGGCGGCGTTGAAGCGCTGGCGAAGCCACTCATGCGTGTCGTACCAGGCGCGGGCGAAGCCCTTGGCGGCGAGGTCGCCGGAATCGACGCCGAAGGCTTCCTTGACGACGTTGTCGAGCTGGGCCTTGTTCCAGCGCGTCTTGTCGCCGCCGAACGCGCCACGCCGGAAATGGTGCAGCGCCTCTTCCATCTTCGCGTGCGCCATGCCGGTGATCGCCTTTTGCCGGCCGGCGACGGAGGAGAACTTCGCGGTGCCGAAATTCTCCAGCTTGTCCAGCGCGGCCGCCGCGATGTCGTATTCGCCGGCGGCGTTCTTCCAGTTGCGCAAATCGTTGTTGATCGTCTGGATGTTCTTCAGCGCCAGCTTGGCCTTGCGGCGTTTGTGCGCGGCCTCGGCCGACAGTGCCTCGACGAGGTCGGCCTTGGCCTGTTCGTCGGCCATCGAGGAGCCGCCATTTTCACGCGAGGCGCGGAACCGCTCGAATTCGCGGCGAAGGGCGGCCGCTTCGTCGGGAGCGAGTTCGCCGCCGGCGACGGCAGTGTCGAGGCATTGGGAAATGGACATTTTTCCTCCTTAGACGCCGACCGGCGGCCGCCCGACTTTTCGGGCGCGGCCATGGGGACCGGTGGGCAGGGCCAGCGAGTGGTAACGAGCGATGCAGCCCGTGAGCGCAATCATGCGCGGCAGGCCTTGATAAGAGCGGCGAGATCGTCGTCGCGATTGATGGTTTCCATGTAGCGGGCGAGCGGCACGAGATTGCCGGCATCGTCCGGCACCAGCGCTTCGGGGAAGGCGAGCACGTCGGCCTGGCTGATTTCGTCGTCGGGCTGGCGCATGACCGGATCGTCGATCCCGTCCGGCTCGGCCGTCAGGCCGCGCCGCTCGCTCGCGGCCAGCAATTCCTCGTCCGACCAGCCGGGCGGCACGTCGCCCTGTTCGCTGCGCGGCCGGGGGCCGGCCAGTTCGTCGGTCATGATGACGCGCTCGAACGCGTCGAGCGGATCGCCGCCCTCGTCGAGCGCCAGGCGCGCGGCGCGGGCGATGATCCTGTCATCCACCGCCGGACCGGCAAAGCGCGCGATCTCCGCGACGACGCCCTCGACGCCGGCGCGGGCGGCTTCAAAGTCGGCGGCATCGGTGCGGACAGCCATGCCGGGCGTCACCGGGTTGCCGCGAATGTCCTCCTCGAGGAGGTCGAGAAGATCGGCGATCGTCGATCGTGCGGAGGCCTCGTCGGGCGTGCCGTAGAGCCGGTCGAAATAGCCGGCCTCGGCGGCGGCCTCGCGGGCGTAGTCGAGGCTCTCGCCGTCCTCGCGCATCAGCCGGCCGCGAAAGCGCTCCGAGATCTGGTCGGCGCCGATCGCGCGCAGCTCGCCGCGGAAGTCCGAAATGCCGCCCCTGTCGATCAGGAAGCCCGTCAGGGAGCGTTCGGCGATGATCGGTGCGGAAACGTCCTCGCCGACGATTGCGCGCGTCACGCGGGCGATCTGGGCCTCGTCGACGGGAAAGCGTTCGAACGCGTCGAGGTCCGGCATCCGCACCATGCGGTCGGCCTGGGCCACGGCCGCGTCGTGCAGATCGATCGGTGCATTGGCCGGCCGCTGCGAATCGGTGACGCGGATGATCTCGGCCTGGTCGAGCGCGCCGCGGGCCTCGGCCGGCAGCGCGGCGCGGATTTCCGCCATGCTTTCCGCCGCGCGCAGGCCGTCGCCCTCGATGATCGCGCGGGCATGGTCGGCCAGGCGCGCGTCGCCGGCGATCGCCTGCGCCGCCCGGTCGACATCGACCGGCCGAACGAAGGGACGCGCCGCTTCGGCGATGCCCTGGCCGGCGGTGCCGAACGCGCCGCCGATCGCGCCTGCGAAAACCACGTTGCGGATCGCCTCGTCCATGCCGTGATCGAGGCCCGCCTTTTCGCGCCAGGCCTGCACGCTCGGCTGGATGGCGGCTTCCGCGCCGGCATTGACGAGCGCCTCCTTGCCGGCCACCGTCAGGATGCGGCCGGCAATCGTGCGCGCCGCGCCGGGGCCGCCGCCCATGACGAGCGAGCCGAGCGTGACCGGGTCGTTGAGCGCGCCGGCCATGCCGCCGGCCAGGAGCGCGCCCCATTTGGTGATGCCGCCGCGGCTGTCGAGAAGCCGGCCGAGCCGTTCGTCCGCCTCGCGGGCGATGCGCTTGGCGTCCTCGATCAGCGGCCGGTCGGCGCCGATCGCCTGGCGCGCCTCGGGAAATTTTTCGCCCAGGCCGAACAGGTCGCCCTCGAAGCGGTCGAGCTGTTCCTGCGCCAGCTCCGCGAAGCTTCTGGGGCCGGGCCGGCCGGCCAGCGCCCCGGCGGAAAGGGGCGATCTCGGCTGTTCGATCTGCTGGCGGCGCCATTCGTCCTCGGCCGCGCGCAGCGGATGCCGGTACTGCGTTCCCGTCGCCTGGTGAATGCGCGCGATCCGCTCGGAAATCGCGCGGTCGAGCGCGACATGCGAGGAATTGGCATTGTCGACGTAAAGCAGACTGTCGCGGCCGGCGCCGGCGATGGCGGAAAGCCCGGCCTCGCCGCCGGCGATGGTGAGCGCGGAAGATCGGCGTGGCGCCTCGAGGAAGATCGTCATTCGGCTGTCCTCGCCGGCGTGCCCCAGATCGGCCGGCCGGGCTGCGCGCGGCGACGCTCGTCGACCGCCTTCAGGTCGAGCACCCACAATCCGCCCTCGCCATCCGCGACGAAGCGCGGATCGAGGCCAAGCGGGTCGCCGAGCGCGACGTGATAGCGGCCGTCGCCGATGGTGACGAGATTGGCATAGCGGATCTGTTCGACCGGAATCGGAACGCCGTTGGCCGAGCGGATCGGCGCCAGCACCGACAGATCGTCGGCCGTCAGGCCACGCATCAGGCTCTGCGCGCGGCGCTCGCTCATGCCGGTCGGCAGCACGACGGGCGCGTAGTTGATCAGGCCGATGCCGCCGGTTTTCTCGCCGCCGATCATCTGCGCCCCAAGCGAACGGTCGATGGCGCGTTGGAGGCTCGCATGGGCCTGGCTCTCGGGCTTGTGAACCTCGTTCGGATCGAAGCCGTAAAGATTGGCGTCACGCTCGAGCAGGAGCTGCGCGGTCGCCAGGACGGAGGCGCGCGTGCCGTCCATATAGGCGAGCGACGTGCCGAGCATCGGCAGGGCGGTCGCCATAAAACGCGCCTCGGCCGGCATCTTGGCTTTCCACTCGCCCTTGTTCTTGGCGCTGATCGCCTGGGCGAGGTCGGTCGCCAGCGTGCGGTCGCCGGTCGCGGCCATGATGCCGGCCGCGTGGGCGAGCGTCGGCGCTTCAGGCGCGATCTCGGCCAGCACGTTTCCGGCATCGCGGCCGAACACGCTGGCGACGGAGGCGGCGAATTCGGGGAAGGCGTCCGGATTTTCCGTGATCGCGCGGGTCAGCGCCGTCACCTCGCCCGGCCGGAAATACTGCACCGGCCGGTCATATCGTTCGGCGATCTCGCGCATCTGGTCGCGCCTTGTGGCGAGCGAGGCGTCCATCGCCTCCGGAGTGTCGAGCGCGATCGGCTCGATCTGCAGCCGGCCGCGCTGGATTTCATAGCCGGCCGGATCGGTGTCGATCAGCTTGGCGAGCGTCTGCAGCCGTTCCTCGGCGTATGTAACGGCCGCGATCGCCGCATCGCTCGGCGTGTCGCCGAGGTCGGCGCGCATTTTCCCGACATGTTCGAAGGCCTCGCCGATCGGCCTGTCGCGCATGATCTCGGCCGCCTCGATCTTGGCGAGCGCGGCGGCGACCAGCGCGTCGTCCTTCGACTTGCCTGCCTCGATGACGAAGCGGTTGAATTCGTCCTGGCTGATCTGGAATCCGGCGAGCGCGCGATCGGCCAGGCGCGATCCCTCGCTTTCGACGCCGCTGCGGATGGCGGCATCCTCGCGTCGCTTGACGCCTTCGAGCTGCTCGAGGCCCGTCTGCAGCCGGCGCCAGCCGGCGCCGTCGATGCCGGGGAGCCGGCCGGCGGCGAAATCGGCCTGCATCGTCTCGCGCAGGCCGGCCACGTCGTCGGGAGCGAGCCCGTCCGCCTGGCGAAGATAGAAGGCAACGGAGGTGTCGCTTCGGCTCTTGGCCTTGCCCTGCGCTGCCTGTTGCTCGCTCATGACGCCCATGGCGACGGCTGCTTCATAGTGCTCGTCGACGGCAATCTGTGCGTCCGCGATCGCCTCGTCGGCGCCGGGCAGGGCTGGGTCGAAACCGGCAAGGCGGCGTTCGAGATCGGTGGCGAGTTCCGCCGATCGCGCTTCGAATGCCGCCACGTTCTCGGCCTGGCGCTTTTTCTGGAAATTGCCTTCCGCCTGGATCAGGTAGCGTGCGCGCTCTGCCTCGAAGGCGACTTCGTATTCGGCCTGCAACTCCTCGGGAATGTCGTCGCGCATCTGGGCGGTCTTCAGCGCCTCGAACGTATCGTCGAGCGCCATCGGATCGTCGCCATATTTTAGGAACGCCTGCGCCGCCGTCGACTTGATCTCCGTGTCGAGCATGGCCAGGAAGGTGCGCGTTCCGGCGGCGTCATAGGCGCGCCCATAGATCGTGTTGCGATTGGTCGGGGCAAAGGGCTGGCCGCCGCCACTGCGCCCGATCTCGGCCGGCTGGACGGATTGCGCAGTGGGCTGCGCGGCCTCCGCCTGTGCCGGCGCGGCCGTTTCGATCGCGGCGAGTGCCGTCGGCCGCCCTGGCTGACCGCCATAACGCGACAGGCTTTCCGTATAGGTTGCGATGTGCCGGCTCTGATTCGACTTGAAGGCCTGCCAGGTCGGCGTCAGCGTCGAGAGGATGCGCGTGTTGAGACCGCCTGACTTGAGGTCGGCGTCGAGATCGCGGCCGGTCCGCGAGCGATAATCATCCTGGGCGAGCCTCCATGCCCGGCGGTCCTGATTGGCGGGACTGAAATCGCCGCCCCCCATCCGGTCCCAGGTCGTGCGCGTGAACTGGTAGCGTCCGGCGGCCGAACTCTGGCCGTGCGGCCCCGGCTCCATGATCCCCGGATGACGCGACAGGTCGGTAAAGGTCGCCCCGCCGCGTGGCGTGTAGCGAATGTCATAGCGCCCGCCGCTCTCGCCGCCGGCGATCGCGTTGAGGAACGCGCGGGCATGAGGAGGCAGGTCTGCGGCAACGGGGTCGTTGGTCTTGAAGGCGCGGCCCGGCGCGCGCTCGGGCGGCGGGATGATCTCGCCCTCGTTCGGCACGCGGCCCTCGATCGAATATCGGCCGGGGCGTCCGGCCAGGGCGGCGCGCTGGCCGGCCATGCGGCCCTGCGCCTCCGCTGCAGCATCCGCGCGGCGGCCGAACTCGTCGGCCGTCCGGAACATGAACGCCGCCACCTTCGCCTCCAGCTCGCCGCCGGAACGCGCGACGGCAAGCAGGCCCTCGGGCTGGATCGGGTCGAGGCGGAGCGGCTTGTAGCCGACGACTTCGCGGCGGGAATTGGCCATGATCAATACCTGCCTGCGATGTCGGCCGCGCCCTTGAGACCGCCGGTCAATCCGGTGACGAGGCCGGCGCGGCGCGCGCGCTTGGCCCCGGCGCGGTAATTGGCGGCGTGCTCCATCAGGCGGCTGATGCGCGTCTGTTCGGTCGCGCTCGCGCCGGTGAAGGCAAGGTCCGCCTCGCGGAACGCTTCGGTGCGCGCCTGGCTCGCCGTCCCGAAGGACAGGTCGACGCCCGACGCCGCATAGGCGACGTCCTGCGCGCCGACCGCCTCGGCCAGGGCGCGCTTGATCGAACCGCGCCGCTCGATGCCCGACAGCGTCTCGATTTCCTGCTCGCGCCGCGCGTCGATCGCCTGCGCCTCCATCGCGTCGGCCTCGGCCTTGCCGGCCGAGATCGAGGAGACGACGCCAAGGACGGTCGCCGTGCCCTGGAGGATCGAGGCGAGCGAGAAGCCGGAACCGGCCGCCGCGCCCGCCGTTGCCGCAGTGCTCGCGGCGGCGGGAGCGCCGGCCCCGACAAGTGTCGACAGGCCTGTGAGGATCATGGCCATCAGAGTTTCGCCCCCCATGCGAGATCGCGGATGCGCAGCCGCCCCGGCCGCGTCTGTGTGACGACGAGTGTGGTGCCTTCCTTGAAGCCGGGCAGGTCCTCGCCGCTGACGGTGACGAGCTGCGTCTTCGGCGCCATCGGCTGACCGGCCGGGTCGAGCGCCGTCAGAAGGTCGACGTCCTTTGGCGATTCGCCATTGGCGCCGACGGCGATCGACGTCGTGTCGATGACGTTGAGATGGACCGTGTGGATGCGACCCGGCCGAAGCACCACGTCCTCGTTCGGCGTGACATGGACCTGCGGCATCGATTCCCAGCGTGGCGGCTGCCAGCGCCCGACGATGGCGCTGGCGAAGCTGTCGGCGAGATTGATCTGCCCGCCGGCGACGACGAAGCCCTCCGCCAGCTCGTAGCCGTCGGCGACGACATGGACCGTCTGGCCTTCATAGGCGGACAGTCCGGTGACGGTGCCGGCGAGGTCCGGCGTCCGGGTCACCGCATCGTGCAGATAGATCGCCTGGTCATAGAGTTCGATCGTCATCGTGGCGCCGCGCTGGACCGCGAGCCACAAGCGGTTTCGCCCGTCGATGCCGATCTCGCGCACGAGCCCGCCATGCGCCGAAATCCACTCGCAAAAGCCGATGATTTCCTGATTGCGGATCATCTGCGCGGCAATCAGCCGCCCGTCGCGGCGCATCATCCAGCCCTTTGCCGCGTCGAGATCGCCGCTGCTCTTCTGGCGCGCGGTGCGGATGAGGCCGGCCGTCAGGTGCGAGGCAAGCAGGCTGACCGGGTCGGCATTGTAGCGTGTGGAAACGTCGTCATAGATGATCGACAGGAGCTGATGGCCCGAATCGTCGTCTTCGTCCGTCTCGTCGCGGCCGACATAGTAATCGACGCCTTCGAGGTCGAACGGCCGGCAGTTCTTCGCGATGGCGACTTCCGACGCGGTGACGAAATTGAGGGGCGTGCCGCGCTCGATGGTGCGGTTGGTGACGAAATACGCGCCGCGATCGGTAAACACCAGGAAGAGCTGCGATTCCTTGACGGCGAGGATCGTTTCGGATGTCTGCGAGCGCAGGCGATCGAGCCGCGCGGCATTGGGGGCCTGGCCGTCGATATTGAAGTTGAAATACTCTCCGATCTGGCTCAAGGCCAGCGCGCCGGAAGCCGCCGGAATGGCGAAATGGGCCAGCCGGTCCTGCAAGAGGTCGGCCCCGCCCGGCCAGCCGCGCGTGTCGGAAAAGACGTTCTCGCGCTCCGTCGAACCGATCTGCAGGTGATAGGGCAGGGCGGAGGCCTGCGCCGTGTTCACCACCATGGCCGAAAGCTGGAATTCCTGGCCGGAAAGGGCGCCGCCGAAGGTCACGCGCAGTTGGCGGGCGTCGGCGGTCGGGGCGCTGTAGAGAATGACGTCGGCATCGCCGCCGATCGAGGCGAGGGCATTGATCTCGGTTTGCAGCTCGGCGGCGAAGGCGACCCAGTCCGCCGTATCGCCGACGGCGACCGGCGTTCCGGCGGGGCCGTCGCGCAGCGGGACGGCCGGCGTGGTTTCGCCATCGATCGTCAGCGAGACATAGATCTGCGGCGTCTCGGTCCAGCGGATGAAGATTTCCCAGATGTCGTCCGTCTTCGGGTAGGTTCCGCCGAGATCGGCGCGCGGGACGGGGTTGAACGGCCAGAAAGAGTCGGTCCAGTCGGCAAGGCCGGAATTGAGAAAAAGCCGCCTGGAGCGCAATTGCGGATGAAAGATGCCGATCGTTCTGCCCTCGGCATAGAAATTCAGATCGGGCACCATTTCGGCCGTGATGCCGGGCAGGGCGACGGTGGCGACGAGCCCGGCCGTGGTGAAGAAGTCGATCCGGCCGGCGGTGACGAAGCCGGACAGGGCGGTGCCGTCATCGAGCATCAGCCCGACATAGCGGGGCGGATTCGTGCCGGGCACGGTGCCCTTGTGCCAGGTGCCGCCCATCTGGCGGAAGCCCGATTGCGGCACCGGCTCGATGTTCTTGCAGGCGATGCCGGCCGAGTAATACTGCTTGATGTCGACGCGGCCGGCCGCGTCGCGCGAGAACTCGCCGGCATTGGCGGATCGGAAGGGCGTGGCGGGGCGGGCAACCATATTACCGCGCCATCGTGAGAGGATCGCCACGCAGGAGCGGGCTCGACACGGGCTTGCCGGCGAGGTCCTGGGCGATGATGCGGCCGAACATGCCGCCGGCGCCGCCCTCCTGCGGCCGGCCGAAGGCTTTCATTTCCTTTTCCGCCGCCATGTTCTCGTCCTGCAGGAGCGGGATGGCGAGCGCGCCGGCGAGCGCGACGGCAAAGGCGTCGGTGAACTGCGCCGGCCAGGCGGACGGCTCGAGCGCGACCTTGACGCGGGCCCACGCATCCCGCTGGTCGGTAAACAGCGAATTGCCCTCGATGTCGAAATCGCGCAGTGGCGTCTCGCGGCGCGGGTCGGACAGGAGCTTCAGAGGCGGGCCGATCCGGTCGCCGGGCAGATCGAACCCGTATTGCCAGCCATTGTCGGGCGTCGCGGCATGACGGGTCAGGCGCGAGGTGCGGCGGCAGAAGGTCCAGTCGGCGAGACCGAAACAGCGCGCTTCCATGCGCGGCCAGTGAATGTCGATCTGCGCGCCGAGCGCGCCTTCGTCGTCGATGGAGAATTTCGGCGGCAGGCCGATCTCGGACAGCGCCCAGTTGACGATCGTCGCCTTGGTGATTGCGGCCATGGACCTGCCCCGGAAAATGGAAGAGCGAGGGGCGGCGATCGCCCCTCGTCGATGTCGGCGGGGATCAGGCCGCGGCTTCGGCCGGGTCGATCGCCACGGTGACGTCGCCCGACGTGGGAACTGCCGTGACGCGCAGAACCACGCGGTCACCCGTCGAGTTGTGGGCGCAAACGGCTTCGATGACGTCGTTGACCTTGAGCTTGTCTCGAGCGTCGTTGAAATAGCCGGCGGCGATGACGGTCGCGACGGCGTCGTTGGTGCCGTACTTGTAGAAAATCAGGCTGCGATTGGTGCCGACCGGCACCGATGCGAAGTTCGCCAGGGAGCGGATTGCAAAAGCCATGGAAATCGTCCTTCCGTATCAGGCTGCGGTGGGGAACGGCGGCCGGTCTGCGCCGGCCGCCGCGCGTGACTCGAATCAGGTGACGGTGCGCGTCTCGATGACTGGGCGGACCGGCTTGTCGAGCTTGGCGAAACGCAGACGCTTGACACCTTCGGGCTGGAGGCCAACGGCGGCCCCGCCCATTCCGGCCTTCATCAGCCAGGGCGAGCCCTGCTTGTCGGTGTGCTGCGTCAGCGAAACGTTTTCCTGGTTCCAGGTCGCCTCCGCGGCCATGGAATCCTTGTGCCAGATGAACGTTTCCTGGCCGTCTTCGCCGAAGTCCGCGATATACTCGTCGGGCGCCTCGATATAGTTGACGCCACGAACCGTCTTCATACGCATACGCTGGGTTTTCGAGAACGGCGCATTGTCGAGACCGACCCAGTCGGCATCGGCGAATTCCTTGTAGAAGGAGAGCTGCGACATCCACATCGCGGGCAGCATGGTGAAGACCTGCACTTCGCCTTCATCGTCGGCGCCGGTTCCGGCGATCTGCGCGCGGGCCTGCTCGAAGTCCGTGATGTCGATGATGCCGGTGCCGTCGCCGAGCGTGACGACTTCGGGCGCTTCGGCGGCAAATTTGCGCAGGGCGCGGATCTTGATGAAGTCGCGCTCGCGGCGGATGGCCTTGGTGACGATCTTGGCCAGCGCCGCCTGCTCGTTCGGGCCGGACTTGTAGGCATCCTGCGTGCGCCACCATTCCGAAGCCTCGAAGTCTTCGGGAACGACGGAGACCGTCGAAAGGCCGGGACCGCCGACGGGCACGTCTTCGATGGCGCCTGTCAGCTTGTAGACCTGGCTGCGGCCGACGATCGGGAACTTCATGACGCCGGCCTGCGTATCGCCGCCCATCATCGTGTGGTCGAGAAGGCCGCCATGGGCCTGAAACTGGACTGTGACCTTGTCCTTGATGACTTCCTTGAACCAGGCCGGTGCTTGCTGTGACATGAGAGTGGACCCTTGAAAGGTTGCTGTTTCAAGCATCCTCGGGGCCGATAGAGCCGGGCGGCTCGGGGTCCGGTGAAGGATAGCCCTCGCGTTTCGGGTCGCTCCCTTGGTTGCGCGGCCGAGTGTGTCCCGGCCGCGCGCGCGTCAATTGCTACTCGCCGACAATGCGTCGGTAGTCGCCCATCAGCGTGTCATAGGCCTGCTGGTTGAACCTGGGATGACCGGCCTGCATTTCCGGCGCGGCCAGGCGCGCGCGAAGCTGATCGCGCTGGTTGGTGCGGCTGTTCCCGCTGCCTTCGCCCGGCAGCGGCTGCGCGCGGTCGCCGCCGGTCATCTTCGACATGAAGAACTCGATGAGCTGGTTGCCCTGGGCGGTGTCCATGAGCATCAGGAGGCCGTGATCGGCGACGTCCTGCGGCAGGCCGTTTTGAACCTGGAGCTTGATCCAGTCCTCGTTCGCCTGAAGCCGCGCGTCGATGGCCTTGTCCTGCTCGGCTTTCGGCAGATTCGCGGCAGTTTCGGGCAGGAGCGCCTGGCGCTCCTTCACCGGGTCCACCACATGGTCGAGAATGCCCATCTCGGCCGCCTGCTCGTAAAGCTTGGCCGTGATCTTCTGCATCGTTGAGGCCGGCACCTTCTCGTCGAGCGCCACCTGCGAGACGGCGTCGAAGAGCGGGTCCTTCGCCAGCGCTTCCAGATGCGGCCGCACCGCCTCGGGCAGATCGTCCAGCTTGAACTCGCGATAGGCGTCGGTGCTTTCGGGCACCTGTCGCTGGCTGTCGCGCTCGCGATAGCCCTTCACCGCCTGGTGAAGCTTGTCGATCGTCTGCTGGTCGTTCTCGCCGAACATCGTGTCGGGCAGGCCCTCGGGGCGGTACGGGCCAGGCGCACCGGCGTCGGCAGGGGGAGGAGCGGCCCCGCCGTCGCCAGCCGCCTGGCCTCCCGGATCGCCGCTGGAGCCACCGCCGGCACCGGGGTCCGCACCGCCATCGCCCGCGCCGCTGCCATCCTCGGGCGCGCGCAGGGGCAGGTATCGTTCAAGCAGGGTCTGCATGGTTCTGGCTCCTTCTGTTGTCGATCAGGTCGCGGCCGTCGGCGATCGCCTTGCACATGACGCGCCCGATGGCCACGCGCGCCTCGTGCTTTCCCGCCGCCATGGCGGTTTGCTCGAAATTCTGGCCGGTCTGCGGATAGGGCGCCCGGATCGTCAGGTCGAATATCCACTCGAAGAACCTGCGCCCCTCGACGGTGCCGTAAAAGGCGGCGATGAAGCGCATCAGATCGTCTTCCGGCTTGAACCGGTCGGGCACCGGCGCCGGCCTGAACTCGCCCGAAAGCCCCTCCCATCCGGCCCCGCCGATCTGGGCCAGCATGGAATCGAGGCTGATCGCCTCGCGCGCGAACGAGAATGGTCCCTCGCTCATGCCGTCTCCTCGGCGATCATGCCCTGGGCGAGCTGCGGGGCAGCCCTCGTCGCCATGTTGGCGGCAACAGTCGCCGTCTGCTGCGCGGCCGCGGCCTGCGCGGCCTGCTCTTGCTCCGCCGGGGTCGGCACGATGTCGTTGCTGATCAGCATGATCTCGCGCGAGCGGTCGAGGAAGCGATCCATGTGGATGTAGCGGCCGACATTCTCCGGCCCGGCGACGGCGGCGGCCAGCTCGTAATAGTTCGTCATCGCGCGCAGCTCGTCGGCCTTCAGCGCTGCCGCCATCGGCGAGTTCACCTGCATGGCGACGAGAAGCTGGTTGAACGCCATCAGATTCGGCAACAATCCCCATTCGTTGAGGATTTCCATGCCGCGCGGCACGATGACCTGGATCGTCTCGCGGTTGAGGCGCCCATAAGCGCCGATATGAACCGACGCGTTTTGCTGGACGACGGCGGCGATTTCGCTCGCCGCGCGCGGCGTGCCCTGCTTGTCGTGGATGCGGGTGTCGAGGAGCGCTTCGCGGATCTGGCTTTGCAGGCCCTCCGTCACCATGCGCGTCACGTCGAGCCGGCCGGCCGAGGGGTCGAGGCGCTGCACGTCCGGGCCGAGAACCCCGCCGGTCGACTGCATCGGCCAGAATTCGCCGGGGCCGACGCGCACCGTGTCCGGATTGAACGTGCCGCCGGCACGAAAACCCCAGATGCCGAGCATCTGGATCGCGGCCGCCTTCAGCGCCAGCTCCTGCGCCTTGTTCGCCGTCTTGATCGAGGGCAGGGCGAAGAGAACCGGGCCGCGCCCATAGGCTTCGCCCGGCCAGCGATAGAAGCGCGCGACGGCGATCGGCTGGGTGCGGTAGGTTTCCGAGACGATGAAATCGCCGCCGCCCTTGTCGAGATAGGCGACGAACCGCCAGCGGCCGTCGGGAAGGCGGAAGAAATCCTGGTAGACGGTGACTTCGCCATAAGGGTCGTTTTGCGCGGCCTCACGGAACTCGCGCGAGAACTTGCCCTTTGGCCACGCCTCGACGATCGCCTCCCGCCCGAGATTCTCGCGTTTCCAGGACGCGTAATTGACGCGGCCCCAGGCGTCCTGCGCAATCGCCAGCTCGCCCTGCGGAATGCAGACGAAGCCGATCGGCTGCTCGATCGACGGGCCGCGCACCGGAAGCACCGCGCCGGTGCCGATCGTCAGGTCGGTACACATCTCATGGATGGCGGTGTCGAAATCGCCGGTCTGGAAATAGGGATAGATCTGGTTGGCGATCGACGACAGGGCGCGGTTCAGCACTTTTTTCTGATCGAGCGGCATTTTCGCCGCGAGCAGCGGGCCGGCCTCGATCATGAACGGCGTCGACGCGGGAAAGACTTGGCGCTGGATTTCGCCGGCGCAATGCATCGCCGCGTTCGGGCCGGTCATGTCGAAGATGAGCTGCGCGGGCCGCTTGGCCTTGCCGAGGCCGCCTGGCATCCGGTTCGGCAGCACGTAGTCATAGGCTTCCTGGTAGAGCGAATCCCAGGCGGCGCGGTTGTTCCAGACCTTTTTCGAGCGCTGGCGCTGTCGTTCGACAGGCGCTTCCGAGGAGCCGGCGGAGCGGGGAATTTGAGCCATTTCAGCTCAAATTCGTCTTTTCGGCCGCGTTCGAAACGAACAGGCGGCGCCCGCGCGGATTGCGCCGTGTCGTCGTGTCGCGGTTCTCCTGGTTGCGCATCTCGGCGAGCTGCCGGTCATTGGCCACCTGTTGCATCTTGCGGCTTTCCTCCGCCGCCCGTTTTGCCGCGCCACCGCCGCCGCCCAAGATCGAAGCCATGTCTCACCTCTCGAAAACCCAGAGGCCCGCCTGTTTCAGACGGGCGCGCCGGAAGCCGACCAGCATCGCCATGCGCGCGCCCGCCTGGTTGGCGGGCCGGACGAAGGCGACGACGAGGTGAGTTTCGGCCATCGCCGGCAGGGTCAATTGAGCGATCCGGACGAGACGGCGCATATGCGGCGCGGCATCGGGCGAAATCGCCAGCGCCATTTCGATCCGCCGCCAGCCGTGGTGGCCGAACATGGCGACCGCCATCACCTGATCGCCGCGATAGATCGCCAGCGAATCGACGTTGCGCACCTGCGCGAGCACGCGCGCCCGCGTGAGGCGGTAGCCGCCGGCCAGCTCGAGCGCGGCCGATCGCGGCGCCGGCTGGACGATGCGCCATTCCGGCGAAGGCGAGCCGTCGACTGACGGCCGCGCGGCATCGCGCGCCCCGGCCGGAGCCTGTGGCGCGAGGCCACATTCAGGCGTTGAAGACATCGAAATCGGAGCGCGCGCGGATCGAGCGCATCGGCACGACATTGGCCGGCCGGCCCATCTGGGCGGCATCCTTCTTGACCGCGATCGGGCCGCGATAGCCGTAAAGCAGGTACTGCCAGGCGTCCTGGATGTGCGAATATTCGTTCTTGTCGATCTCGCTCGAATCGGTCCTGCCGGCGCTCGATGCTTTGGTGAGATGGTATTGCGAGGCAAAGCCGCGGATGGTGTGCTTGAGCGTCTTGCACCACAGCGAGCGCGGGGTCACGGCATCGATGTCGGACCCGAAGTACCAGTCGACCGCGCCGATCCGGCTTTTGAGGTCGTTCGTCGCCGTCGGCATGATCTGGATTTGCAATGCCATCGCGACGGTTTCCATGAAGGCCAGCTCGCCGCGTACCTTGTCGGCGCCGTACCAGGCCGACGGATCGCCCCAGGCGCCGCCGCACCGCATTCCGCGGAAGTCGCGCAGCAGGACCTCCAGGATCGCTTCGGCGAAACGGTCGGGGCCGGTCACGGTTGATGGCGACGACACGATTTCGCGAAGGCCCCGGAACTGGCCGTTCGGCATGAACTGGCCGATCGCGCAGGCGGGCGTGCCGCCGGCGTCGAGACCCATGTAGAAGGGCAACTCGGGAACCGGCTTCAGCTCGGTTTCGGAGCGGTGCTTCTGCATCGAGAAGCGGTCATAGACCACGGTGCCGGCTTTCTTGGCGGCATACTCGCCATGGACGTTGCGGCGCGCTTCCGGGTTGGTCGATCCGCCGAACTGGCGTTCTTCCTCCTCGTATTTGTAGCGCGCCTTGCCGATGCGGTTTTCCGCCTGGGGCGACAGGCCGGAGGGCTGCTGGAAGAAGTTATATCCGGTCCATTTTTCCGGCTCCTCGATGTGGCGCGTATAGGTCCAGTTGGCCTCGTCGGGCGGGTTGTAATCGCCCATGATGATGCGCGGCATGTTGATCGACTGCTGGCCGCTGTCCGGGTCCTCGATCCAGCCGAGCCGCTCGCCCTCCCATTCCATGATCTCGCCGGCGGGCGGGTAGCGGCCGGTTCGGCCATAGAAGCGGCCGGGCACGTCCTCGTGCAGGAGGTCGCATTCGTTCATCCAGCCCATCGAGATCTCGTAGCCCTTGAAGAACGAATCAAGGTTCTGCTCGCCGATTGCGCCGAACTCGACTTCGAGCCGCACCTTGGTCAGCTTTGGTTCCCACGCGCCCTTGCCGGCGTACCAGTGGCGCAGCACGTCCCATTCCAGAACGTGGGTCACCGGCCGGTCGATGCCGCCCGAATAGAGCAGCTTACCGGCTTCCCTTGCTGTCAGCGGCCCGTTTTTCGGGAAAAACTCGTGCCAGGAAGAAAGCGCCGTCTTGGCCATCTCGCGATAGGTGTCGCGGATCGCGGCCGCGCGCACATGCACGACGCCATCCTTGCAGACCGGGAAGTCGTTGCCGGCATGGCGCACGATCTTGAACACGGTCGCGACCGTCTTCCCCGAGCCCCACGGTCCCATGATGAGGTCGATCGGGCCTTTGCTTTCGATGTAGCGAATCGCCACCGGACCGGGCGGCTGGTATTGCATCATGTTGAACTTGGCGGTCCCTGGACCCATGACCCTGCACCCTCGCGGCATCGCGCAGGCGCGCCCGCGCCCCGATTCATAGTCGAGAATTTATTACGGCCCCGGCGGGGTCATGTGCGGGCCGGGGCCGTAAGGCCGGTGTGTGTGAGGCACGACACCCCCTCCTGGGGGGCGGGGGGTGCGGTTTCGGAAATTCGGGGTCGGCGCGCCCGGCCAGGGCGAGGGGGGTGGGGGCGGGGTCGGCGATAGGCCAGGCGAAACGACCGACCCTCGCGCGCGGGCACGCGCACACGAGACGATGCCGGTTTTGAAACGCCCATCCTACGGATTATGGATCAGTAGGATGGCGGGTGATTGCGCTGCAATCTCAACACGTTAGCCGATCCGTGCGACAACGCTATGTTTTGTCGCACGGATCATCGCCGCTAAGCTGTTGATTTCGTTGAGCCGGAACCGGCGGCACGCCCGCGCTCATGAACCCGCCATCGACCAGCGTGTTGATGTCGCCATTGAGCTGCCCGATGATCATCACCGGCCGCTGCCCCGCGCCTTCCGGCAGATCGAGCTGCTGCGGCTTCTTGGCGTAGAAGTAGGGCATCAGGTCGGATGCCGCCTTCTGCTGCAGCTTGAGAACGTCCAGGTGCTCCGCGCCGATCGCGCGCGCCAGGGCTTGCGTGTTGGCCGTCTGGATCATCGACAGCGTCACGGCCGGGTCGCGGTGCCCCAGCGCCTGGAGATAGGCGACCATGTCGTCGTTGCGCTTGTTGGTCGCGCCAGGAGGCCTTCCCCGCGCCCGTCTGGGGGCAGCAACGAGTTCCGCCGTCAGCGCCAGGACGTCCTGGTCAACGATCTCATGCGAGCCCTCGATCAGTGCGAGCGGCATCGCGTCCTGGTCGGCCGTCGCGGCGCCGGAATTCTCCGGATCGCCGCGCGTGTGTGCCTCCAGAAGGGTGTCGTCGGGCTCTTGCGCCATCGCGGCGTCTCCCAGGTCGATTATTTAATTCGGTTACCCTGCCGAGGGCCTCGGTAACCGCTCGGTAACCGGATTTTCCATAACAAAAACTGATACATATACCCGTAGGTTACGTAGTTACATGGTTACCTCATGACGCGTATAGGCGCGCGCGCGCGTGACGAGAGATCGCTTAAGCCGGTAACCGGTAACCATATGACTCAACCCCATGATTTGATTGGATTTATGCGGTTACCTCGCTGGTAACTTGCCGGTAACCCGGTAACCGCTCCCGACCCCATGGCCGAACATGAACAACCTGCCGCATCGCCCCTGTGGTCAACTGCCAGCACGCGCTGAAGGCGTTGCGGAAACCTTTATCGTATCAAATGGGACGGGGGCGCGGGTCAATTGGCAGACGGTGGGACAAGGGTTCGCGGGCGGCAAAATCCGTAGGTGAGGGACGCGGGCGCGGGCGAAAATGAGCGCGGCCGAACTCATCGAACTCGTCGCGGAGAAGAGGGAAAGCAGCGCAGCCCTGCCGGGCTGCAAGTTCTTTCAGGCGTGACGCCAGGGCAGAGGCACCGCAGCCGCGCCGGCGGTGTGCCAGAGCGGGCGAGGGCATTGCGCGGCTGCTCACAGGCGTCCTGGTCGAATGGCGGCGTGTTGCAGGCGATCGGCTGGTCGCCGATCGCGAGACGCTCGACGATTGACGAGCGCAGGCAAATGTTCCTATTCCGTTTGCATGGCGACCTATCGGATGGATTCCCTCGGCGATGCGATGAGGCATGGCTACCTGCTCAAGGTGGCCTGCCGGTCCTGCCCGCATGAGGCCTATCACAAGCCGGGCGCGATGATCGCCGCCTTCGGCGCGTTCCGGCCGCTGGCGAGCCTGCGGTTCGACTGCACGAAATGCGGCCGGCGAAACTACGATCTGTCGGTCATCGACCCGATCGCGCTGCCGGAAAAGGACATCATTGTCTGGCACCCGGTGCGGGCCAAGCGCAAGATCGATGTCTAACGTTCTACTTCGCCGCGGGCGACTGCGATTGGAGAAAGGCTTCAAGGGCGCCGATTGCTGCTTGCGCCCTTCGAACATGGCCGAAGGTCATTGGCAGTTCACCGTCGCCGTTCCATCCTACGCTATCTTCGTCAGGCAGGCTGTCAACGGAGGGCCCTAAACACTCGGCAGCTACAAGATCCACGAGCTGTCGCAGCGGTTCGATCATCTTCTCGTCCATCATCCTCACTCCATCTTCGCCGTAAACCGGTCGAACGCCTCGAGGTCCACCAGCAGGCAATGCTTCGTCGAGCCGTTGATCTTCAGCTTCTGGTGGTTGCCCTTGTCGCGGATGACGATGCCGGGCGGCGCCTGTTTCAGCGCGCCATACCACACGCCCTTGTGAAACTCCGTCTCGGCGAAGATCCGCGTCAGCGCCGGCCCGTCGGCCGGGATCGCCAGGCAGGGGCCGTCCGCGCCCGGCACCTTGCCCTTGGCCTTGCAGCCGAGGTTGACGAGCTGCAGCCGGTCGGAGCAGTTCTTCGCATCCCATTCGCCCAGGCGGAGCTGCTCGCACACGCCGCCGACGGTTGGCTTTTCGCCATTCGACCATTTGTCGATCGTCGACTGGAACAAATGGTCGAGGCATTTGTGCCAGTTGACGAGATTTTCGGTCCGCTCGATCGCGGTCGCGGCCGCGACCATTTCGCCCAGATGCGTTTCCTCGCAGACGGGCAGTCCGGCCGCCTCGAGGGCGTCGGGTCCGACGAGCAGTTCGGCCGCGGCGAGCAGCGTGCCGAACGTGTCGATCGCGCGGGAATCGAGCTTCTGGCGGTGCAGCGTCTCCCAGTAGTTCGGCAAAAGCCGGGTCTGGAAGTCGCTCCATCCGTCCATGATCTGGCGCAGCATCATGCGCCCGTCTGTATCTGATATCGTCGGTTCCTTGCGGATGCCGTTGGTTTTGTCGAGCGCGGCCAGGTTGAGCATCGCCATGCGGCTCTTGTCCTGGGCGTGCATGGGCGGCGCGTTGATGGCGAAGAAGCCGAACGAGTTGCGCGCGGTGAAGGTGGTGGCCTCGTGGTCGGCGCCGCCGCGCGAAATGTCGCCGCCGGTGAAGGCGACGCGCGCCAACTCGATGACGTTGTCGGCCCGGGTCGAGCCCGATTTCGATTCCAGCTCGTCGACGAGGAAGGGCAGGCTGTCCTTCTTGGCGCGCTGGTAGATGCCGGCGGCCGTGGTGTTGACGGTGGAGATCACCGCGCCCTCGAGGACGCCGCGCAAGAGCTCGAGCAGGGTCGACTTGCCGACGCCGTGTCCGCCGGTGGTGAACAGGATCGGCCGCGCCTTCAACGCGCCGCCCATCAGCGCTGATCCCAGCCAGCCGAGCACCAGGATCGGGTCGAGATAGGGCCGCTGCCAGTTCCAGGTCTTCAGATCCTCGAGGATGCGCCGTGCGGGGCTTTCCTCGGCGGCCACCGGCTCCTGCCAGGGCTCGATCGTTGCCGCCTGGCGCGTGTAGAGAAAGCCCTTGTGCTCGGCCGGCCGCGCCTTTTGCAGCTTTTTTCCCTCGGCGCTCCATAGCCAGCCGCCGGAATGCCAGACGAACCGTCCGTCGCTATCCTCCCAGCCGCCGCGCCCGCGATGCTGGGTGTCGGGGTCGAAGTCGGGCTTGCGCGCCGCCTCCTGGATGATGGCGTCGACCACCGTGTCGCGCTCCAGCCGCTTGACGACTTGGATTTCTTTTTTTTCGCCTTCATTGTCAGGGTCGGCGACTTTGAGCTTGCCCCAGGCTGGCCAGGCCCACATGGCCTCGTTGAGGCGGGGGGCGAAGAGGTCAACGAGCGCCGGACGGTCCCACTTTTCCATCGCGCGGAAATGGCCGGTCGCCGTGATGCAATAGACGACGCCCTCGGACGAGCGGCCGACGACGCGGATCGGGCAGCCGGGTGGCATCCGGTCGGCGGGATAACCGGGCCACTGGCCGGGCTTCATCGGGTTGCCGTCGGCGTCGAGGCGCGGCTGGTTGGGGTCGGGCGCCAGCTCGCCCGTCTGGTCCTCCGCGCGCATGGTTGCGTCGGCGAAGATCGCGCGGATGGCCCGCGCGCCGGTCTGTGTCTGTGCTTTCTTGGCCAATTCGTTGCCTCGCGCGGCGCACCGCTCATTTCATTCGCTGCCGCTCCGGCCGGGCGGCGGAAAGCCGCCGTCGCCCGGTCGGGCTCTCATTGTGGCCCGCCGCCGCGTATGCCCTAGCGCGACGGCGTGAAGCCGCTCGGCGTCAGCGCGCCTTCCTGCGGCATCAGCGCCAGCCGGTCGCGCGGGGCCGAGTGCCGGCGCTCGCTGGCTTGCCTGGCGCGCGCCTGCGCCTCCGCCTCGGCCGCCTCGGTCGCCCGCATCGTGTCGAGCGCCTTCAGCGTCGCGGCGAAGACGGTCCAGGCCGCATATTCGCGATGCGTCACCGGCTCCTGGGGCCGCAGGCCCTTCAGGCCGAGATGGATTGGAATCACCGCCGCCGAAACCTCGCTGTTTCCCCGCACGAAGGCGGCCGCGCATTCGGCCACGGCGCGGATCGGCGGGTTCTCGGCCAGATAGCCATAATCGGCGGTCGGCAGCGTGTGGTCGTTGCTCCTGCGGGTGCCGAACACGACGGCCGCCGCCGCACAGGCCGCCAGGATGTCGAGATCCATCGGGCCGTCCTTCGGGGCAGGGTCGGCTTCATCCTCGTCATCGAGAAGCCGGGCGTCCTCGAGCAGAACGTTGGACATGTTCAGTTCGAAGCGCGCGCCGTCCAGCGGGGCAGGGTCGGCTTCATCCTCGTCATCGAGAAGCCGGGCGTCCTCGAGCAGAACGTTGGACATATTTAGTTCGAAGCGCGCGCCGTCCAGCTCGGGCCACACAAACGCGCTGGCCTCGATCGTGCAGTCGGCGATCTGCTTGTCCGTCGCATTGAGGAGACCCGGCCAGTTCTTGATGTTGATATGCAGTTCCGTCGGTCCGTCGCCCTGCGGAGCGAAGTCGATCCGCACACGATCAGTGGCCTCGCGCCAGACCTTCTTGACGCAAAGGATCGTCGGCGGACCGGGATCGTGCGCGATCGTCTCGAAGGGCTGCGAGGTGACGCGATCCTGGTCGTGATCCCAGCGCACCTTTGCCATCCGGTTGGGCTGGATGTCCTCGACGGTCCCTTCGGCGACGCGCCTGCCGACGAGATAGATGCGATCGCCGGGCTTGAAGGTGCCGAACATCTCGTCTTCTATCGCGGAGCCGTCACCTTCCTCTGCCGCGCCGCCTTCATCGTCCGCGCCAGGCGTTTCAGCGCCAGTCGCGCCCCCATCTGCGCCGCCGGCGTCGTCTCCGCCATCAGCCGGCGCGGCTGCGTCGATCGCATCGGCGTCGGCCGCAGCGGTGGGTTTGCCAGCCGCTCCTGCAGCCTGTCCATCGCCAGCGCCGCCAGCCGGCTGTTCCGTTCCGACCAGAGTTTCCACTTGTGCATCGGCTGCATCGGTCTTTTTCTTCCTGCTCATGCCTGTTTCCCTTCGTCTTCCGGCAGCGCGATGCGCTGGGGCTGGAACACGGCGCGGTTCAGCCACATGAAGGCTTCCTGCGCCTTCGTGCGGGCGAGGGCGACCATGCGTTGGTCGAACTCGCTGGAATCGAGCGTGCCGCTCGGGCTCTTGCCGGCGAGGCGATCGATCTGGCGCATGACACGCTCCTCGATTTCCTTGTTCTGGTTCACGAGGTCGACGCGATCGGCGGGCTGTGTCGTGTAGCCGGCGACCGGAAGACCGCTATGCTGTGCGGGGTCCATCACTCTTCTCCTTGCGCCAGGTCGTTGAAATCGTCGCCGACGTGGCTGGCTTCCACGATGACGCGTTTGCCATGCGCCTCGAGCGAGGCGAGGGCGGTTTCGAATTGCTTCTGGGCCTGGGCGTTGCCGTCATTGTTGTCGCGGGCGAACAGCACCCATGAGACGCAGGGCAGCTGCACCGGCGCATGGCCGATGCCGCCGAGCGAGCCGCAGGCCCACACGCGCGCCTCGGGTACGGAAACTGCGAAGGACAGGGCCGTCTCGATCCCCTCGGCCAGGATTACGCAATGCGGGATCTCCGACTGCCAGAACGGCTTGCCTTCGGGCCCCATCGAGATCTCGATCACCGCGCCCAGCGCCTCGCCCTTCATCAGCTTGGCGGGCTTCTCGGGCGCCTTTTCCGGCCGCACCGGGTCGAGAAACGTCACATGGCAGGCCGAAATGAAGCCGTTCCACTGCCGCATGGCCGAATGGATGGCGGGATAGGACGGCCCGTCCTCGACCTTGAAGGCCCGCCCGCGATCGCGCTCCCAGCGCGCGCGGGTCCAGTATTCGGTCGAGCCGGAAAAGCGGAACGTGTCGGGGTTGAGGTTCGGCACGTCGTCGAGCGGCACCTTGCGCGCCGCGAAATAGGCCCGCCCGTGCCGCTCGGCGGCCGACGCCTGGCCACCAGGGGGGATCAGCGGCAGCGCGTCGTCAAAGAACAGCCGCTGCGCCATGTCCCAGCGCTTCTTGCGATCGGCCTTGGCGTCGCGCTCGCGCTTCACCTTCTCCTTCGCCGCCGCCTGGCGCATCTTCTCCCGGTCCTCGCGGCTCATGGCGCGAATGCCGAGAAAGTCGCGGCCCCAGGCCAGCGCGCCGGCGACGTCGGTGCGCAGCACATAGGCGGCAAGGCCGAGAATATCGCCCTTCTCGCCGCAGCGATGGCACTTCCAGGCGCCCAAATCGCCATTGCGAATGCGAACCTTCAGCGCCGGCGTCTTGCCGCGATCGTTCTCGACCGGGTTGAACGACACCCACAATCCGCCCTCGCGCCGGCCGTCCGGCAAAAGCTGCTCGGCGACGCTCTCCACGCGCTCGATCAGCCCCGCCTTGACGATGTCGAGATCGCCTTTCATTGAGAGGCCTCACGCGCCGCGGGCGCTCCGGCGGGGCGTCGAACGATCGACGACCGCCGGTCGGCGGCTCGGCCTTCGGCCGTCAGGCGGTTTTCGTGGCGCACCTGGTCGATTTGCTCTGGGGTGATTCCGCCGTTCCGGACAAACCAATCCCAGGCGCCGCGCTTAAGACAGCCGAGCCTTTCAAGCCGAAGGACAAGGCTGCGCGGCGTCTCGTCGACCATGTCCGCTAGCGTGATCGCCATGCGCCGCGTGAACATTGGCTCGCCGGTCTTATGAGCAGCGAAGGCGACGATCAAAGTTTCATCGTCCATCACACCCCTCGAGCAGCGGCACGGCGGCGGCCGCGTTGAAGCGCATGGCGTCGTCGGGTCGGGTCAGGGCCTTGCGCGATTTCGGTATCCACATGAACCGCGTGTGCAGCCAGTCATGCGGCGGATGCGCCAGCCAGACGACCCAGCAATAGGACGTCGCCGATGTGCCGTTGATGACCCACCGGCCGCGATGCATCGGCACGCGCTCGATATATTGTGCGACGAGCTGGGGCGGCCGCCTGGCGAACAGGCCCTGGTGGCGGCCGTCGCCCTCGAGGAAGGCGGTGCGCACCAGCATGGCGACACCGCGCCGGGCGATCTTCAGCGCCTGCAGCACGAACTCCGCGCCGCGGTTGAACGGCGGGTTGGTGATGATCCAGTCGGTCGGCGTGTCGTCGAAGTCGAAAAAATCGACAACGCGGCCGAACCCGTAGGCGTGGATGTCGCTCGCAGCCGTGCGGTCGAAATATTCGGCAAGCGCGACGGCCATGTGCCCTTCGCCGCAAGCCGGGTCGATCGCCTCGCAGGCGAATGCATCGGGCCAGGGCCAGATCTGCGGCATGACATGCGCGCAAAAGGCCCGCGTCGCCCAGGGCGGCGTCGGGAAATAATCGAGGCTGTCCGCCGGCTCGTACCGGCGCTGCATGACGGCCGTCGAGGTGCGCCGCGCGTCAGTCATCGCTTCGCCTCGAAGGCGCGCGGCCCGCGCCAGTCAGGCGAGCTTTCAATCGCAACCATTGCGATCCTGTCCCAATCGATGGTAGCCGCCTCCGGGTGCTTCTTGAGGACCTGATGAAGGACGTGCTCGGAATACCATTCGACCGCCCGGCTCATTCCGCTGCCTCCATCTGTTCGTGGCACGCGCGATCGTCCTCGACGATCGCCTCTAGGAGTTGGTCGACCGTCTCGGGAACGGTGTTGCCGGCGGCCTCCGCCAGCTTCGCCAGGTGCGCGTAAATGTCGGCCGCGACAAAGAGGGTGATGGCCTTGAACTGCGCGGCCATCACATGCGCCCCCGGAAATTCAGCAGGAAGCGGCAGCGATTGAATGTGAGCCGTCGGCCGTCCGGCGCGTGACAGCCGGCCTGGACGGTGATGTCGGCCGGGGTGCAGCCGATCGTCAGCCTGTTCTCGCCCTTCCGGTCGAGAATGGCGAGGCCCATGCAGCTCAAGGCGATCTCGCGCTTGAAGATCGTCAGATCCTCGTCGGGCCGGTAGATCTTCTCGTCGAACTGAACGGCGCGGTTCTCGATTGCCGCGACGATGCCAGGCAGATCGTCATCCTTGCCGTTGGCGAAGATTACCGGCACGAAAAGCTGTTTCAGATCGGTCTTTCTCACCGGCTTCGGCCGGCGGATCAGGTCCAGAATGCCCATCACGCCATCCCCAGTGCGTTCATGTAGAGTTCGAGGATCGCGTCCTCCTCCTGGCGCTGCGCCGGGTCTTTGCGGCGAAGCTGGATCAGGCGCTTCATCACCTTGACGTCGTAGCCGCGCCCGCGCGCCTCGGCGTAGACCTCGGACTTGTCCTCGTTCAGCGCCCTGGCCTCTTCCTCGAGCCGTTCGACGCGCTCGATCAGCTGCCGCAGCTCGCCGGCCGCGACGGTGTCGTTCGTGTCGGTGACGTCGTCGGCGGTGTTGCGCGGATAGGTCATGCGCCTGCCGCCTCGGCACGGTCGATGCGCTCGATCTCGGCAAGCAGCAGCGCGGCGGCCTTCACGAGGTTTCGGCGCTGATCACTCGGCCGCCACCATGCCGGCGACCATGGCCAAGTGCGTGGCACGACCGTCGATCGCGCAGTCGCCTCGATCTTGTCCTGCGGCATCCCTTGGGCTTTGAGGGTTGCGATGACGATCGAGTGAACCGTGTAGCTCGCCGCGGCCTGGGCAAGCTCCCCCTGCACATGCTTGTCGTCGTGCTCCGGCGTCCAGCCTTCCTCATTCTCCTGCCGATCGCGCTCGTTCATCACGGCGATCAGCGCCTTGGAAAGATCGGTCGGATCGATCCATCCGGCCTCGATTGCAGCTTCGAACGGGCTGTCGTCCGGTTCGCCCCATGCTTCGTAGCTCATGCAAACACCTCCTCGAGCTCGTCGAGGAGCGCTTTCAGCGCCGCGTCCTCGTCGCGCTCGTCCTCGAGTTCCTTGATGGCCGCGCTGACGGCCTGTTTCGTCATGCCGGCCGCGCGGGCGAGGTCGGACTGGGTGAAGCCGAAAAACTGGTTGGTGATGTAAAGCGCCGCGCGCCGCACCTTCGCCGCCTGGCGCCAGTCGCGGTCCATCGTCGCCCGCCGCGCCGGATCGGCGCTGATCGCCTGGCGCGCATCCACCTTCAGATGGAAGGCGGCGAGCACCTGCACGGCGCGGAAGGTCGAATGCGGCGCGAGCTGCCCGGCCTCGCCGCCGAAGCCGATGCGATAGCGCCCAAGCGCCCGCTGCAGTTTTGCCATGGTCGCCGGCGTCGGCTGCGAGCGGCCGCCCAGCACGTAGTCATAGGTGCGCCGGCCGATGCCGGCGGTGGCGCAAAGGCTACTCACCGGAATATTCATCTGCCGCCGCTTCCTCTCGATCGCCGCAATGTCCATCGATCCCCGCGTCCTCGTCTGTCAGTCGTTTCTCGATGCCGCCGGAGGTCAGCGCGACGCGGAACAAGAGCGCTGTGGTGGCGGCAAGCATTCGGGCGAGCCCTGGCGTGGTCAGTGCCCGTTCGTTGCCGGCAAGGCAGGCCTCGGCCAGGTGCGCGACGTCGCCGATCCTGGAGGACAATTCGTGGGTGGCCCGGCTCGCGCCCTCGGCCATGGTGGCGATGGCGATCGTCTCGCCATCGTCGAGGAAGCCGGCCACGCGCATGGTTTCGACGCCTTGCGGCTTCGCAATGTTCACCATGAGCTGGACGGTGAGCCCCTTCATCAGATCAGCGCCCGGCCGCTTTGAGATACCAGCGGCGATCGGCCCAATCGCTGGCGGCATGGCCACCGGAAACGGCAGTTCGAACACCCGTTTCGGTAAGGAAATTCCAGCCCTCCCACCGGTTGCAAAGCCCAGCATCGACAAGCTCGTCGCGGTCGGATTTGGAGATGAGGTTGCCATCCCAGGTCGGGCCGAACACGAAGAGCTGCATGAGCACTTCGTTCTTGTGGTGGGGGTTGTCGGTGCTAGCCATCACCGCCTCCAGCTGGCCGTAATGGCGATCGGCGAAGCCGTCGTCATCAGATGCTGGTAGCTGGCGACCAGGCGGTCGCGCAGCGTGCGCGCCAGCTCGGCGCGGTGCGCCTCGTGCAGCTCGTCGACGCTGCGAAGAACGCCTACGGGGCGAAGATCATCCATGTGCCTGTCTTTTTCCTGGATCAGCGCGTCGAGCGCGGTTTTCAGCTTGGCCAGCGTGCGCGTGTTCGGCGCAGTCATCCCGCGATCCAGTCGCCGCCACGTTTCCTTGTGCAGGCCGGCGCGCTGATAGACGGCCTTTCGGCTCAATCCGTGCTGGGCGCGGCTGCGCTCGATTTCTTCAAAACTCACCATCATTGACCGCGAATCACTTCCGTGGTTGTTATGCGGATAAGGTCCGCATTAATGCGGATCGTCAAGGTGGGCATTGTTAACGAGTTGCGTTCTCCCCGGGCATAGTTTTGCGCCCATGATGAGTTCGCGTGAGACACAACTGGCTTGGGTGAAGGCGATCCTTGCCCATATGGGTGTGTCCGCGACCGAACTGGCACGGCGTGCTAAGATCGCGCCGTCAACGTTGCAGCGTCCGCTCAACGATCCCGAATGGGCGTCCATGCTTTCGGGCCGCACCATGGCGGCGATCGCTGAAGTGGCCGGCCTGCAGCCGCTCGAATTTCCAAACCGGGTGCGGGGTCTCGCCGAGACGGAAACCGCGCCTTACGATTTTACGGCCAGCCGCGACGCGTCGGATAATTTCGACCGATCGGTGCGGGAGCTTTGCCAGGGCCGCAACGGTCGCGATCCCTGGACGATGAAGAGCTATGCACTGGAGTTGAGCGGTGTTCTGCCGGGCGACGTGCTGATCGTAGACATGAATCTGGCGCCACAGCCCGACGATATCGTCTGCGCGCAGATCTATGACTGGTCGGGCCAGAAGGCCGAAACCGTCTTCCGGCTTTACGATCCACCCTATCTGGTCACGAACTCGGTGCGGGCTGGGCGGGAGAAGCCGTTGACGGTCGACAATTCGAGCGTCGTCATCAAGGGCGTAGTGTCAACGATCCTGCGCAATCGGCGCAGCCGCTAGACCTCCTCAAAAAATCGGACAAATTGCGCGCAACGTGTCGCACGGCTGGCACTGGACTTATTGCGCGCAATCCGGCCCGCTCGTCTCATTGACAAATTGCGCGCAATCTCGTGCTGTCCGCTTCGGACAAATTGCGCGCAACGTTCGCCGCACCCTTGCGGACAAAGTGCGCGCAATGATTGCGGACCGACCCCGCAAAAATGTCTTGTCAGTTCCGCATTTTTGCGGAATGCTTGCCTCGAATCAAACACGAGGCGCTTTCATGCTGACGAACGAGACTGCTTCCCTTGACGAGGTGGCGACAGCCCTCGGCCGGTCGGCCGGCTGGCTGCAGCGCCACTGGCTCAAACTTCACCTGGAGCTGGGCTTCCCCCGCAAGCTGCCGACGGGCTGGGTCTGGCCGCGCCGCGCCGTCGAGGCCTGGCTGCGCGCTGGCGGGCAGATGCGGGTGATCATGGAGCCGGCCAATTCGAATGTGCCGGACGATATTCTCCTCGCCGCCGCCGAAAGCCTGGCCGAGCGCTACACGGTGCGGGCATGAACGCGCCGCTGAACGACGAGTTGCACAGGCTCGATCCGAAGACCCTGTCGGCGACCGAGAAGAAGGCGCTCAAGCTGGCGGCGACCGCCCGGCTCTACCGGGTGCGCAATGGCTGGCAGGGCAGGGGCGTGCCCCGCGTCTCGCTGGCGACGGCGACGAGCCTGCAGGTCAAGGGCCTCGTCGCCCCGACGATCCAGGGCGCGCAGCTGCTCGCCGTCACCGGCGCCGGCAGGACCGTCCTCGCCGTCATGGATCAGAGGGCCGGGCGATGACGACGTTGCAGGAAGTCCAGGCAAGGGTGGCGGAACTGCTTGAAGATGCCGAGCGTGCGGCAGGAACCTATGCCGACGATCCGTCGGGCTGGCACGCGCGCCATCGCTTCGAAATGGAGCGGGTGAAGATCATGTTGAAGGATGGGTTCGGCGCATCGTTCAGCGATCAGTGGGATGGCGCGCGAGTGCGCATTGCCGGCGTAAGATCGTCGAGCACCAGCGGCGTCGCCGGCGCGCTGCGCAACTGGCTGATAGCGAGCCGCAAGCGCATCGAGCAGGAGGCTTCGCGATGACCCACGTCGATGTCGCCCTCATGCTCGGCCTCGGCCTGCTCTTTGCCGGTCTGTTGATGATCGCCGTCGTGCTGCTCGATCGGCTCCAGGCCGCGCGCCAGCCGCAGCCGCCGTCCGACGCGCCGGCCGTGTTGCGCCCCTCGGGGCTGCGCAAGGCGCTGCCATGATGTCGGTTGCCCTTCTCGTCGGCTTCGCCGCCGGCGGCTTCCTGCTCGGCTGTCTCGTCGGCATCGTCGCCGAGCGCGACGGCTACGTCACCCGCGCGCGCACTCGAGGGGCCAGGAGCTAGCGCGCGCCGTCCGGCGGGAACCGCGTTCCCATGAGCGTCCGACCGCCGCTCGAGTACCCGCCGGGCCAATCGTTCCCCCTCCGTCCGTCTGGTCGCGGACGGAGCGCCTGCCGGGCGATGCACAATTTCCGCATCGCCCGGCCTTTTTGACTTCGCGCCGCGCTCGATTCATTCTCGCCGTCGCCGTCGCCGTCGCCGTCGCCGTCGCCGTCGCCGCCACCGCAGGAGCCATCCATGCCGAAGATCACGCCGCATCCCTACGTCGTCTGGCGCGACGGGCGCCCGCGCTTCTCGCCCAGCCCGGAATTGCGCAAACAGGGCCACAAGGCGCGTGACCTGCGCCACGAGGACGGCACCTGGTTCTCGAAAGGCGAGGCCGTCGACTGGTCGCTGCGCTTTCAAAAGGAACTCGCGGCGGCCGCGCGCGCAAAGGCCGAGCCCAAGGCGACGAAGGCGCGCGGCATCGTCGTGCCCGCCGCCGGCAGGCGCCGCGCGCCCACCGCCGGCGTCACCGTCGCCCAGCTCTACGAGGACTGGTCGAGTCCGGTGCGCGGCTCGCTGAAATTCCGTGATGCTGCCGAAGCGGGAATGCGCGGATCGGTCTATGCCGCCGGCTCGCGCCGCGACATCAGGCAGAAGCTCGGCCTGATCGAGGAGGATCATCCGGACGTGTGGGCCTCGCCCGTCGACGCGCTGACGCAGCCGGTCATTTTCGGCCTCTATGAGGAACTGGTCGCAAGGCGCGGCCTTTCGCAGGCGCGCAGCGCCATTGCCTGGCTGTCGGTCATGTTCTCCTGGGGCCGCAAGCGCGGCAGGCTCACCTTCCGGCTCAACCAGGGCCAGAATCCCTGCAAGGAGCTGGGCATGACGACGCCGCCGCCGCGCATCCGCTTCGCCACGCGCGCCGAGATCAACGCGCTGATCGCGGCCGCCGACAGGCTCGGCTGGCCGGAGATCGGCGACATGATCGTGCTCGGCGTGTGGACCGGCCAGCGCCAGGCCGACCGGCTGCAGATGGTCGACAAGGGCACGCTCGCCGGCCGGCGCGTCTTTCGCCAGGCGAAGACGGGCGCGATCGTCGCCGTCATGGAAAGCCCGGAGCTGACCAATCGCCTCAAGGCCTCGGCCGAGCGCCGCCGCGCGGCCGAGATCGTCAATCCGCGCGTCATCCTCGACGAGCAGACCTGGCAGCCCTATCCGGACGATGGCGATCGCTACCGCAAGCGCTTCGCCCAGGTGCGCGCCGAGGCCGGCAAGTCGACCCCGTCGCTGCTGGGGCAGGGACCGGACCGGCGCCCGGACGGAACGCAGCCCTTCTTCGAGGCGGATTTGCGCGACACGTCGGTGACCTGGCAGGCGCTCGCCGGCGCCACCGTGCCCGAGATCGTCGCGATCACCGGCCACACGCTGGAGAGCGCCACGCGCATCCTCAAGCACTACCTCGCCCGCCATCCGGAAATGGCCGACGCGGCGATCGCCAAGATGATCGAATGGTATGACGGCGACGGTGAGACGGAGATAGGGCTATAGCCTGTCGAGTGCTATTGCCAGTTGCCGGTATTCCTCGACGCTCATCTGGCCGAGCAATTCGAGCTCCGGCTGTCCCAGCCGTTGCGTTTGCGCGATCTGGCTTACAAGACGCCGCCGCATGTCGATACCGGTGCGGTCATGCGCTGTCGGCACCGCGGCAAGCATCATTTTGAACTCGACGATCTCGCTATCCGTCATCAGCGCCAGCGGCTCGATCAGACGCTCGAATCGCGGGCCGAGAAGGCGCGCCAGCCGATTGTAGCGCGGTAGTGATCCCGGAGTGCCGCATTCTTGTATCCGGCGGACGTGCCATGCGGTGCGGAAGATGAATGACGCGACGGCCATCGCGCCGATTGCAGCGAGAATCCAGATCAGAGCGTCCATGTGCCTCCTGCACATCCATCCGAAGATCGCGCGAAGCGACAGGGTAAACGGGCCGATCGTGCCCGCTATCCACGCGACAGGGTTAGCCCCTGCCGAATCGCCTCACGAAAGTTTGACGGAAAACATTATCCGCTACAGCCTGACGTTGAGGCAACAGCAGGGGTGGAACGATGCAGACTATGGAATGCGGCGCGTGCCGGGTGGAGGAAAAGCTGGCCGACCTCGATGGCCTGGTGACAGCTTTACGGTTCATCGGAGAAACGGCCGAGGATGGCGAACTTGCCGAGCTGCGCCCCTGCGCCGTGGCGCTCCTCTACCTGATGGGCGACGCCATCCGCAATGGCCAGAAGATCGCCGGTGCCTGCCCGCGGAACGTGTGA